GTTGCGTCGGAATTTAAAATTTCTATTCCGGATTTTGTTTAATAATGCCAAACAACTATCATAATTTAGGCGTCTTGATTTCATTTATACTCTAATCAAGCTAAGAGTTTTGAGTTTTAATTAACTCACGTTAATGGTGACATCTGTAACACCACCTGGCAAATTATAACCTTGAACGGTTTCATTGCCTTGGTAGATCCATTTGGTTCTTAATGATGGATTATATCCATTTTGATACCATATCCCATCTTTTGGATCACGAGAAATGGACCACAGTCCTGTTGGTGTGTCAGAACGCATTGTTATAAACATATCCCTCTGGGATGAAACCATTGACATACCTTGCTTACTACCTGTAAAGGTTGCCACGAAATTTCCAACGGAATATTGCACATCACCATCTTTTGGTACGACAGCATCTCCGAGATATGCTGGATCGGCACCAACTCCAAGAGGACCTGACCATTTGACTCCATCTTTGAAATAATCTATAAATTCTCCAGAAGGTATTGGAAATTTCCAATACTTATTCTGGTAATATATTACTGCATAGGTTTCATTAGCCCAAATGGTATACGTTGGCTCTGATATAAATGATCCATCGCTTAATAATAACCCACGTTGAGCACACAAAGAATAAAATGTTGGATCACCATCCGTTGTATGCCGAAGCGTTGTCTTTGGAATTTTCATAGAACCTAATAATGTGGATACGGGAGTGCCGTCAATCATGGTTCTATTAGTTTCTGGTACTACAACACCAGCACCTCCCATCTGTATTGCACCAATCATAGAAAATCCTGATTGATACCAAATACCTGGATTGACACCGGGAAATATAAGTTCGTTATTATTTCCCCAACCTGCCGCAAATGTTGGACGAGCTGGAAAAAATTTACCTGTTGCTACATCAATTGCGATGTTACCAACATCAAGAAGGGCTACACCAGTGCGATTCACTCCTGTATATGGCACTTGAATATTATTCTCAGTATCCAAACCTAAAGGAAACATTGCATTGTAATCATCTCCTGCTGCTACATATACATCTATAGATCCAGTTGACATATAAACGCCATCTCCATTATATAAATGTAAAGTGAAAGGATACCAAGGAGTTTCTTCAAATGATCTCCTCTTCGAGTAATAAAATGGAATTGTAAATTCCACAACATTATTCATGAATCCATTATATACTTGAGTAGCATATGCTGGAATTCCTGTGTAGTGAACTAGATCCGACAATTCGATAACAGCTGTTGAGTTCCTAGGAATATGCAATTTATATCGAATTGATCCAGCTCTCGCTAAATACATAGCATTAATTTGACCAAACAAACTTCCTCTTAATTGATCGTGTCTATAAGTTATTGGACCTCCATTTGGACTTATGTATCCAGCTTTTGTGAATCTTTTGGCTAATAATCTTAAACTATTAACTGATTCTCCCATTGTATATTCCACCATAGATTTTGGTTCATAAGGAATTAAATCATCAGTTGGTATTGGGGCTGAATTCCCACAACAATCCCCTTGTGCAAATGGTACTAAATGTAGAGGTTGTCCAAGTTGAACATCTCTATAGGATTGATATTGGATAATGTTGAAATCTTGAGCTACTGTCTCAGCAGCAACAACATCATTAAATGTTGTTATAACGATTCTCCCTAAGGAGTGATCATCAAATGGAGATATATCCATCCAAGGAATTGTAAAAACAAAACTATCTTGTTGGGATATATCAACAATTTTAGAATAAACCGTTGACATAGCAATACGAGCGCTATAATTATCTATAATCGTATTGTTATAATCATACTGAATTAACAACCTTCCAGTATGAAATTTGGTTTTAACCATATGAAATTCAAAACATCTCATCCATCTTCGATGTCTAAACATAGTTAATATATTTGTAGGTGTATTAACTGCTTTAGTCTCGAGTGGAATTGTTAAGAAATTCTCTCCAGCCTTCATGGTCAGAACCTGATCAATGTATTTTCTCTCAAATAAATATGAGAAATCCATTTCATCTATATCTGTAGAATTAGTGGCTGTGTTACATGTGTTATCTGGAGATAAAGATAATGGAATACCATTATCAATACCTTCTCCATGACACATGCGTGGTCCTGGTATAGGAACCATTAAGTGAGCATGTTCCATATTTGGTGCTTTTGACCATCCAAAATATGATGCTACTTTATGAGCTGCTCTTGCTGTCCAAGTTAAAGGAGGAATGAATTCTCCAATCACTGGAATTAAACTCAAAGCTGTGCCGGATGTTTCTAGCACGTTTGCGACTGCTCCAGTTATCTTCGTAACTAAACCATCTTTCTTCTGATCCAATACCTCAGTATTACCTTGAGCTACTGGAATCATTAGCTCTGGATTAACAAAACGTCCAAATACATTAACTTCTAACGAATCTGGTAGTGTTGCTGTTCGCAATGGTGTTGCTACTACAATCGAAACAGACCATATCTTATCATCTTTAGCATAAGCCTCATTCTCTGATAAAAAAGGAATTTTGACTGCTGCATGATTTACCATAGGCATATTAATCAATTCATGAGGATAATATGAAGCTGCTCTGATAGCAGGTAACGTCATATGTCTTGGATGAACGACTACAATAAGTGATCCTTGTTGAAAAGGGGTTGGGTTTACTTTAACAGTAACTTCTATATCTGCATGGATTGCATAAAAGTTTTCCATTTTATGTTTGAAAAATTTGGATGCAGCCAAATCAGATGGGTAAATTCCTGTATACAAGACGTCACCAGTGTTGTTAGTCGAAGACCATGTTATTGGTCCTGGTGTAAGAATTTGATTACGCTCTAACATTTCTGTCATCTCAAATGATTTCTTAGCGAAACCAATCGGATTTAATTGTGAATCAAGTTCCATTACAGCTGTTGCTGTGTTTTCATCTTGTAATGTATGTGTAGTTGTTGTAACTACTGGTTCGGCACCTTGTTCATAAGATACGTCGTTATTCAAACGCTGATCGCCAGACCTCTGAGTCCCTGAGACTGCAGCTGCCGCTTTTTCTACTTGTGGTATATTCTTAAACATTTTGATTAATTGGGGGTGCATTCATTTGTCTAGTGTCCATAGCTTGGGTTTCTAGGGTTATTTTAATGTCTTACCACAGACGGTTATTCTTTAAAAGAATTCAGCATAAGTGCCAGACAAATCTAATTGTTGGTCATTAACGCAATATGCTTCGGCTTGACGCTGAGCATAATAGTTATAATTGTTTAAAATCAAATCATTCAATCTCTTTCTACGTTTGATTGAATTTAAACAATCTCTCACTCTAAAGAAGTATTCTTGTCCATGATAGTATGCTTCGCATAAAGCTGCATCAACACATGAATTTCGAGCTTCTGTTGAGTGTCTACCTTTCACATACAAAAGTGATGTTTCAATAGAAGTTTGATCTAGTTTTGGTATCGGAACACCTTGTTCAGTAAGATCAAATTTTCTTTTAAGAAAATCACACTCTTGTAATGTGGCTTTAGGTTTAAAGTCAGTATCTTTCAATGCTGTTGTTACAGTGATGCCAAATCTTTTAGCAACTTTTGCTGCTTCACCTGGTAAGTACCAATCTTTAATATCTCTGTGAGTTGCTTCTACTGAATCATCTCCCATAACAATTAAACGATTGTATTTATCGTATTGATACTCAACTAAACTACCTAAAGTTTCTAATTGTACTGTGTAATAAGTATAACGCTTCCAATATCTTATAACCATACAATTAAAGAATGTAGTTAATGGATGTCCTGATGGATTGAACGTCATTCCATCATGGAACCAACCTTCCCAGAT